GATAATTTAATATTTGATTGATCTTCAATCAAAGGCGTTATATAATTTTCATATCTTTCTCTAGAAATAACCAATCTTACTTCATCTCTTGATTCTATTCCGAACTTAGATAAGAGATTACCTGCTCCAGAGTATTGATCATAGTTATCAACATATGCTTCAAGGGGCAAAGCAAGATCAAACTTTGACTGAACTACTTCTCTTATCACAGATTTTTCTGTAACAAATTTTCTTGGAATGTAGAAAATTTCTACACCGTAAGTTCTCAACTGCTCGTTGATAAGATCCTGAACAAGATTTTGTTCAGAAGAAGTACCTTGTGTGAAAAATGGATTAAGCACCATGATATCAACCTATCATATCAAGGGGAGGAAGTTCGTAAGTATTTGACATCTGCTCCCTGATAATTTCTAAATCTTTCTCTGCATCATCATAAATTTGACGACCATTAAGTTCAATTCCTCCAGGAAGTTTGACACCTTGAAACTTGATTAAGTTTTGCCCCCACTGTCTCTTCATCAGAGCAGTTAAATATTTTTTCAAAAAGGAGTCATTAAAAACTCTTGTAAAGTCATTAGGATCAATAAGTCTATAGCAGTCTATGATCAAGTAATCATCTTTACTTGCTGCACCCCAATCAAAGTCTAGGTATAATCTATCTTGCCTTTTATTAAATCTAATATATTTTTCTGTTCCTAATGCAAAATCAAGATCTTCAAGGTATCTCTTTGTCATGGCATATGACAGAATCTCAGTTGAACTGAACGTATATACGTCGTTCAAAAATAACTGATACTTAACACTAAACATATTATTAGTAACAGTATTTGATCCGTCAAATCTAAAAATTTTGTTGATGCCGAGAACGGCAGGAGGAATTTGTATAAAGTTACTATTCTCTTCAAAAGAGAAAGTGCTAGATATTCCTACAGTTGACGTGGCAGTTGTTGTTACAATACCAACGGGGTTGTCACTTCCTTTTCCTCTACCCCTATCAATATCATCCTGAGTAATTTTATATTTTAAAAACGTCTGTATAACCCCGTCAAAATGCCTTTCATGAAAATATTGTAATGCATCATCCACTAGATCATCAACTTGCTCATCAGCAATGTTGATTTCTAAGACAGGAGCACCTAACTGTCTTTTGCAATAGTTTATGAGATCTGTCCTACTTGCAGGTTGTGCCATCTATTCACTACTTTTTAAGTATTTATGGGGCAGAAGAAATACCCTGATATACATACACATTTCCATTAACTAAGTTATAATTAGTTGCACCTGAACTCACCAAAACATCATACATATATCTTCCCTCTGGCAAATTTCTTGTATCTGTAGAACCCATAGAAATTTGTAAAGTTCCGTCTAAAGCACTAGTTATACCAACGGTAAAAGTTCCTGCAGCGATTGTTGTTGATCCTATTGAAGTGCTTTTTCTCATCTGACTTGATCCCGAATAACCGGTAAGGTTAAAAGCAGAGTTAGATGTGTTTTTAATATTCAAAGTTTGTTTAAAGTCACCGCCAGTGTAGATAGAAAAATTAGCACCAAAAGGCACTCCAGAATCTGGGTCGAAAGTAATATTATTACTAGCCATTTGGAATACCTATTACTGACATTGTTTCCTGTTGTTTATAATAAAGTTTAATAAATGATTTAGCGATATTTCTAAGTTCATCACGATCATCACAATTATCTATCTCAGACGCCAACTTTTGATATGCAAAACTCTTAGATAGATTAGATAGTTCTATATCATTTGGGTCCATTTAGTAACTCCTTAAGTAGTGACTTAATTTCATCAATATCACCTTTCATAGTAGCAAGTTCGTCCTCAAGATTCTGTACTTTTTGATTCTTTTCAGATTTCACTTCACGTCTCGCAAGATATTGTTCATATTCAGTTTTGTTAACATTAACGATTGAACCAGTTCGAGGGTCTCTCGCTAAGTCGGAGTGACCCTCTACAGTATATTTTTCCATTATGCAAGTGCGATAACTCTCAGATCTTTTACCCTTGGGACATAAACCTGACTTGTAGATGTCAACAGAAGTTTGATTCTGTATGATCTAAACGCAGGCAGTTGATCAATAGTGAATGTCATTTCTTTATAATCAAGATTCAAACTATCGAAGTTATAATTATCAGATCTAATAATCTTAGTATCTGTTTGACCATCACTTAAACTAGAGTCAATAACTTGACCTCTAGTATTAAGATTATCATAACCAGGGAAAAGTTGGAAGATAGGATCAAATCCCTGTTTGTCGCTGATTGCGTAAAGAGCTCTGATATCAGACAGAGCATTTACGTGAGCAGAAACAAGAATCTTGAGTGAAGATGCAGGGTTTTCTAATACAACTTCCTTAGAAATGTATTGACATGCTGTAGGATCTTCTCTGAGAGTGTTGACTCTCGCGTCAGTAGCATAGTTAGTAATAACACTATTGACTCTATTTGACGTGGTGATGACAGAGATTCTCTGTGCATCAAGTACAGGACTCACTCTAGTATCAACTGTTCCGAGGAACAGTCTCATATTCATAGATTTATTTCCAGGGATGTTGTCAAGTTTTTCATTTTCGTTCACTTTAGAAGCAATCATTCTTGGAGTGTCAAAGTAGTTTGGAGTATTGACGTTAAGATCGGAGAATCCTTCATCAATAAATGGGATTTCATTTCCACTAAGACTTTGACTTGAGATCGTTCTTACTTCAGCGTTAAGAGAAGTGCCACGAACAGTAACATTTTGAATGATGGGTGTAAGGATTTCAAATGGCATGTTTTGGGATGCCCTAATGTCAAAACCACCAGTGGTCTTTGTTGAGTTTAAGAACAATTTGGGAAGACCAACATCATTACTTCTATCATCTGCACTTGTGCCAGTTCCCGTATTAAAGGTCTCTGACATGTCAAGTTTTACGTTATAAGAATCAAAAGTAATCGGATCATCGATAGTAACATCATTTAAATTGTGAGTCTTATTGACTCTATGAAGATTGACTCCAGCAATTTCATATTTGAAAACTGGTGTTCCTATGGGATAATTTGCTTGATTGTTTCCTCTAGTAATAGTTCCACCGATGACATTTCCAGTAACGTTAGTATATTCAATTATTTCATTTCCTATCTTAAGGAATCCAACGTTTGTTGTCCCTACGCCAACATTTTCAAATGTTCCAAAGTTTGTACCATCATTAACGGAAATTTCTCCTGTTGAACCAATAGCAAATTCGGAAGATAGTTTTGTTGGTTTGATGTCAGGTTGTACGTCACTAATTGCAACTCTGTTATCACTGAAATACATGCCATGATTTTTGTGATTCACTTTAATATGCAAACCATCAGTGTCAGTTATGATGCTCTGAATAGTGTTGCCAACTCCTACAGCATCTTTAAAGTTAAACTGAGTTGTCACTCCTGCGCTATTGATATACATTAAGGTATTACCTATACCTGTCAAAAATTCTCCCTGAACATTTTCAAAGATTAATTCACTTGTCATGCCAATTCCAGTAATTGTAAGTCTGGAATTTCTACCAACCGTTGCAATACCAATAGTTGAAATGCCAACAACATCGCCTACCTGATAACCTGAACCACCATTAGTGATAGTTGCAACACCAATAACTCCAGCATTTACAAACACATCTGCAACAGCACCACGTCCATTACCACTTAATGTAACAAGATTAACGCTAGAGAACGTTCTAGACCCCGTAGCGGGAGTATAACCAATACCAGCGTTGGAAACTGTAATACCAGTGGCGGACGCAGCAACACCTGCTAAATCTGCACTGGCCTGAGTTCCTAACTGGAAGAAGGTATTGCCTAGTTCATAACCAGTATCTCCAGTGGTGGTTCCAAGTCCCGCTCTAATTTTCTTAGAATTTACAACAAGTGAATCGGGCAAGAGTCTTGGAATCATCTGATTTCCCTTAGTCAGTTCAGGACTGTAGAACTCTATAGATCCACTTTCAATAAAGTCTGCTCTGTAAAGAGTGAACTTAAGATCTTCCCACTGACTTGGTTCCCAAGTAGATGCGTTTTGTGATTTAAAGAGAGATCCAAGATATGGTTGGTTAGAAATAAACGAATCTGTAAGTAGATCATTTTCACCAATACGTGAGATATAAACACTATATTTGGTGGAGTTAGATGCCAAACAAATAGCATATTCAGTATTACCACCCTCAAGATACACAGGTGCTTTAAACTCAATTGTTGTAGCTACCGATCCATTACCTGATGTGGTAATGTCCTCTGGAGCAATAACAACTTCAGAGAAAGGAATAATTTTTTGAGTTGGAAGACCATTTTCCATGGTTCTTAACTGGAAGACAACTGGAATATCCATATCATCTTTAGTCGCAAAGAAGACATCACACTTGGTAAGGAAAACACCAGTGTCATCTTCTACAAGGAAAGACTGTGCAAGAGGGTCATACCATCCAATAATATCTTCTCTAACAGAACCACTTATTTGTCTTGATCCAACAACTTGTGTTCCAAGATCGCGATTGACATTTCTTTCTTGGAATTGTTGTCTACGCTCAACTCTTGCATTTCTAATAGAAAGAATATTTTCTTGAATTGTTTCAAGAGTTCCCGAAGCGGTATAAGTTTCCTCCGCAATCGTGTTACAAAGATCTTGATCATTATCTGGATCATTGATAAGAGTGAAGTTTTTAGAACCAGTTTCAAATTCAGGGAAAGATGTTGAATTTGGATCAGGAATGAAGAAACTACCGGTCAAGTTAGCAGCAAGGTCAGAAAGAAGTCTAACATCAGTTATTGTTGCTTGTGCTCCACTTGATCCTCCAGTGAGAACCATCCCTGGAGCAACAAATCCAAAGAACTCTCCTTGCACCTCTGATGAAAGTGAGAATGTATCTACATTCAAGATTTCCGAAGTAGAAGAATATGATCCAGACAATGGTGTATTATTGTATGGATTTTCT